CGACCTTTGGTGCCTCTGTGTGGAGCACAGTCGTCAGATAATCCCAACCAGCGTGGAATCCAGCTTCAAATGCATCTTTCTTGATCTGGTCAAGCGTGGCTCTTAACTTACTAGGCTCATCTTCTTTCATATCTCTCATGTCTTGTTAATATTATGTCAGTTTTAAAGATTAACGCAAGGAAAAAGAGTGGTTATTTTTTCCCAGCTCCCAAGATCTCAATCCGTCCAAGTGTTTGCGTGAGGCCTTGTCTCTTGCTAATTTTTTGGCTGCGGTTCGTGCTAGGAATTGTTTGAATTCTTTATCTTTCATGCTTATAGTATGACAGTTTTTCAGGATAATACAAGCGTTTTTTTAAAAAAAGTATCATTATTTTTATTTGGTTTCAATGTTCATGTCCCAAACTCTGACAGTATCCTTGAGAAAGTCAAGGAACTTTTCCTCTCCGAAGTGGCTTCTCATTTCGTCTACGATATTGAAGTCTCCTTTCATCATGGGGATCAAGTTCATCTCTTCCATTTGAAACATGATATTGTCAATCTGTCCTGTGTGTCCTAAGGTGTTTGTCATTTCGTTTTCCATGGTTATAATGTAGCTTAATTTTTATTTGTATGCAAGAAAAAGTTTCAATTACTTTTACACATGTGGACCCCCTCCCCCCCTCATTATCTGTGCCAACCCCTACCCTTTTTTTAAAATAATTTTGTTATTGACATTTCTATATACGGTGGGGGGACACTTTCTTCAATATGTAATTCATTTTCAGACAAACTAAACCCAGCCAATAAAAAATAAAACCCATACCCCTCCCCCTATTTAATAAAAATCAATAAACATTAACAAAAATCAATATAAATAAAAAACAAAAAAAAATAAGCCAGCCTCCTGAAATAGGTGAAATCAGATAAATATTATTTGACAGCCGCCCACCTATTCATTATTATATACAGTATGGATTATTTAATGGTATACCTAGATGAAAGCCGGGAAAAACGGGCTGCGATTCCTGACGATGAAGGGGTGTACTATGATTCGGTTGATTTTGATGAGTACACCGAAGATATGTCTGCAGCGGAAGTGGTGGTATTAGAATCTGAGGATTTTTATAAGAAAGTCAGAGACCCTGATGCAGATGGTAAATTTTTCTCATGTAAGTTTGCTGGTAGGTATGTGTCTAATATGAAAGTGTGCGATAGTATTGAAGCTTTAGGATTTACTACTTTCTTTACTACTGTTATTAATGAACATATAAAACAAGAAGAATGAAGATAGGAGTATTATTTTCTGCATATAATTGTGCTGCTCACATAGATAAGGTTTTTGAGCCTTGGTTAGAGTTAAAAGATAAGTTGGGGTTAATCTTAGCCGCAACAAACGGCAGATATAGTCTTTCACCGGAAGATAAAAACGATGCTAAAGGTTCTCATTCGCTTTTAAAGTTAATAGGTAAAGAATTAGATTTTCTTTTACATTCATCAGGCACTGGAGAATTATGGACCGAAGAACAAGGTAGAAATTACATGCTGAATTTCGCATTAGACCGAAATGTGGATTTGATATGGGTTGTAGACGCTGATGAATGCTATACAAAAGAACAAATTTTAAAAATTATTGACTTTATTAATGAAAATGAACATTTTGACATCTATGATATTCAATTTAAGAATTATGTTTTTAAATACCCTTACTGGCAAGATGGTTTTAGTAAATCTGTTGCGTTTTGGGTTGATAGGCATGAAGGTGTTAAAGACTTTTATTTTGATTGTTATGTTAGATACAAAAATGGACTAACTACTGATAATAATATAAATAAAATTATAATCCCTAAAAATACAGCTTTTGTAGACCATTATTCTTGGCTGGAGACTGATCCACGGACTTCAGATAAAATTATTAACCAAAATAGAAAATATAATGGACCAGAGGGTTGTAGGTGTATTTTCAAATATAATTCAGAAAATAAATTAATTTTTAATAAAGATTTTTATGATAGCAGGAGTTTGCCTATGCCTGTTGTTCATAAAACTAATAAAGAAAATGATTTTATTTTTGATATCATATATAAAAGAGATGAGCACTGTTTTTATGTGGTTAATACTAAAACAAATGATAATTTTGATTTTAATATTTATGACGACAAAGGGGAATTATTATTTACGACAAATTTAACAATTACTCCAGATGTTGATTTTTTTATCAAATCGCAAAAACCTGTTGCTGATGAGATATTTTATAGAGTCGTGTCAAAGAAAAATCAAGAGATTATTTTTGATAAAGAATTTTATTTAAATTTTTAAGCTATGGCATTAGTAAGATCAGTTTATGAACTATTTTGTTACTCATTGTGATAAAGACTTTTTAAAACATGCTGAAAGGCTTTTTGAAAGCTTAAAATTATTTTCAGATTATAAGATTATATTTTATACTATTGATTTTGATTACAAAAATAAATTTGACAATGTAATACCGCAAAGATTAAACTCAGATAATTTTACTTCCGCTTTATATAAAAAAAGTTCTAGCTTTGTTGATAAAGCTTTTTTTGTTTTTTTGAAGCCTATAATTGTTCTAGAAGTTTTAAAGGATTTTAGAAATGAAAATCGTTTTTGTTACATAGATGCTGATTGTATAGCGAGACATGACTGTGATTTAATTTTTGGTAAATTTGAAAATATAAGCTATTATCCGTTGTTGAATTTAGGTTGTCAAGAATTCATGTTACATAGTGGGAGAGGTAATCCGTTCACCACTAATGGAGTAGATTTATCTTTATGTTTGGAAGCGCCTTTATTGAATGAGCTTGGTTTAGACGTAAATATTCGTACTGCTAGTTATTTACAAACAGGAGTTTTTATTTTTGATGAAAAATGCTCTCATTTTTTAGAAGAGTGGAAAAAATTATGTTATTCGGATTTAATTTTAGAAAACTGGCAATATTTAACCCCTTTTCATGAAGAAACTGTAATTAATTGTTTATTATGGAAAATAAAAAATGTTCAGAGCTTAGATAGAGTTTTAATAAACATACCAGAAGAAATAGGTGATGTTGATTTAATGTTGAAAAAATTAGACAATCCTAAAGACTCTTTGGAAAGGATTACTTCTTTTTGTACTATACCATCAAAAGGTTCTATGAAAAATTTACATTTTTTTCATGGGAAATGCAGTGATTCTGTTTATAATAAAATGAAAGAAAATATGAAACAGTTTTATCTTTTAATTCATTCTTCCTCTTTAGGTGATACATTAGCTGCAACGCCTACGTTAAGAAAACTAAGTTTTGTTTACGAGAGTAAAATTAATGTAGTTACTCATGTTCCAGAATTATTTAAAAACAATCCGTATGTTAACAAAACATTTTCTTTTGATGATTTAAGGACATTGAATTTAAGAAAGAGTGCTAAAGAAGTGTTTGAAACTTTTGTTGATATAGGCGGTAAAAACAAGAGAGGTATAGAAAAAAAACATAGCACAATTGATATAAGACAGTTTCACGCTTTAGATTTAGGTTTTTGTTTAAGTGAATCGGAAATGGAATATGATTTTATTCCTGAAGAGAGTGAGGCCATAGATGATCTTCCCGAAGATTATATAGCTTTACATGTGGGATCGACTTGGCCTTCTAGAACTTACGAAAAAAAGAATTGGGAAGAATTAACTAAAACATTAACATCTAAAAATATACCTGTAGTTTTAGTTGGAAAAAACAGTCATGAAAGAGGTTTTTTTGAAATAGATAAAAAAACAATTGACATAAATGTTAATTTAGGTATTGATTTAACAAATAAATTAACACTGTCTCAATGTTGGAATGTTATAAATAAAGCGAAGGCATTTGTCACAATGGATTCGGGTTTACTCCATTTAGCAGGAACAACAGATACAAATATTATTCAATTAGGATCTTCCATAAACAATAAGTTAAGAGCTCCATTTAGAAAAAATTCTCAATCATATAAGTATGATTATATTTCAGGTTCCTGTGAAGCTTTCTGCGCTTCTGATATTAAACATGGAATTAAAGAGTGGGGAACAATCCAAGGAGTGCCGCCGCTTATAAATTGTTTAGAAGACAGGAGTTCTTTCGATTGTCATCCTCCAGTTGAAAATGTTGTAGATTGTATAGAAAAAATTATTACACCCTCAAAAAGTAAAAAGATTTTGTTTTTGGCTCCACATCTTTCTACTGGTGGTTCACCCGCATACCTTCTTTGGTTAATAAATAAAAGAAAGTCGCAAGGCTATGATGTTAAAGTTGTTGAATACTGTTATTATGGAGATTATGTTGTTCACAGAAATTGTATAATTGATTTAGTTGGTGAGCAAAACTTTTTATCTTTTGGTCATCTAAGGCAAAGCGATGAACAATATGATGAAAAATCGCAAAAGCTTATTGACTTTATAAAAGATTATAATCCTGATGAAATACATTTAAACGAGCTAGCTGAAATATTCAGTTTAAAAAAACTGACTGACGACATAAAAAACTTTCTATATGATGAAAACAGAAGTTTTAAAATCTTAGAAACCTGTCACACTTCTGAGTTCGACTTTAACGACAAAAAATTAATCCCCGATGCGTTTCATTTTTGTTCATCTTTTCATAAAAACTTATGTAATTTAAATGTGTCGTCTAAATTAGTTGACATGAAAGTAGAAAAGAAAGTTAAACCAGACAGGACCTCTAGCTTGATTAAATTAGGTCTGAATCCCAATTATTATCATGTTTTAAATGTAGCTCTTTTTCATAGCAATAAAAATCAAAAATTTTTATATGAGCTAGCCAGTCAATTAAAAAACCAAGACGTTCAATTTCATTTTATTGGTAACACATGTTTTTATAATGACTGTGGATTAACGGAAGAAATGAAAGCTCTTCCTAATTGTGTGGTTCATGATGAAAGAGATAATGTAGGGGATTATATGGCAGCAATGGATCTTTTTGTTTTACCGTCCTATAAAGAGCTCAATCCCATATCAATTAAAGAAGCTTTATCATGGAACATGCCTTGTTTTATCTCAGATATAGAGACTTTAAGAAGTGAATACAAAAACGAAGAATTAATTAATTTTATAAATGGTGATAATTTAAAGAGCTATATTTTAGATAACATGGATAAAGCGCATAATGTCCAAATCAAAACTTTTGCTTTGCCTGATAAAAACATTTTCAATGCAACTTTTAACCCTAAGCCAAAAATAGAGATAAGTGGCAGCGACCAGTTTGATTACGAAGTTTCTTTTGTAAAAGAAAAAGATAATTTTATAGTTTATCGAACTACTATAAATAATGGTATGTGGGCAGGTTGTGATGAAATCAACGAGCGAGTTAAAATAATTGTAAAAAATTTATCAACTAAAGTCAAACATGAATTTTATAATACTGTTGAAAATGACATTTTACCTTCGCCGGAGAATACTGTAGACATAGTAAATGAATCAGGAAGTTTAGGGGATTGTATAGCTTGGGTACCTATGGTTCAGAGATACGCTGAACTTAATAAAACTAAAGTTAATTTTTACAGTCCTCATAAGCAAATTTTCAATAAAGATAAGTACGATTTAATAAACTTTTTCGATTACAATCAGAAACCTGAATCTAAAGATTCTATTATAGAATTACATTATGACATACCAACTTCACATAACAACTCTTTGCAAGAAGTTGCATGTAAAATTTTAGATATCCCTTATGAGGAAGAAAAAACTGTTTTAATAGAAAAGAGCCGACCTTCGTCTTTTTCTAAAAAATATGTCTGCATAGCTACTCAATCCACAGCTCAAGCTAAGTATTGGAATAATAAAAACGGTTGGAAAAAAGTTGTAAATTATTTAAAGTTTTTGGGTTATGACGTTGTTTGTATAGATAAACATAAAACTTTTGGAATAAAGGGTAATCAAAACACAATACCAAGTGATTGTATAGATAAAACTGGAGACATAAGTTTACAAGACAGAATCGACGATTTATACAATTGTGAATTTTTTATTGGTTTAGGTTCGGGTCTATCTTGGTTGGCTTGGGCTTGCCAAAAACCAGTGGTGATGATATCGGGATTCTCTAAGCCTTATGCTGAGTTTACTAGCCCTTACAGAGTTATAAATGAAAAAGTTTGTAACGGATGCTGGAATAATGATTCTTTTCAGTTTGAGCCCTCGAATTGGCTTTGGTGTCCCGAAAACAAAAATTTTGAGTGTACAAAGGAAATATCTTTTGAAATGGTAAAAAATAAAATTAATTTATTAAGAAAAGAAAATAATTTATGAAAAATATTCACGCTTCTACATATAAAGAAATATTTGAACATAATCAATATCAAAAATTTATTGACGTTAATGACGGAGACTTTGTTCTGGATCTGGGGTGCTCTCAGGGTCCATTTTATTTTAAGAATTATGATAAAGATATTGTTTATGTTGGGTTGGATGCTAGCGTAAATTGTATAAATGATTTTTATGATAATTTAGAAGACAAAAGACAGCCCCTTATTATAAACGCTTTTATTAGTGAAAGCTTACAAGTCCAAGATTTTAATTGGTCTTTTTATGATGAGGATCAAAAACAAAAGGTGAGTTCTATAACATTTCCTTCTTTGTTGGAATTTCTAAATAGAAAAATTGATTTTTTAAAATTTGATATAGAAAGTTACGAGAAAACATTTTTAGTAACTCATTATGACTTATTTAAGAAAAATGTAAAAAAATTTGCTGGTGAAATTCATTTTGCTGGCAACGATTATTTCCCAAGAAGTGAAGTTTACGAAATGATGGATAAATTAAAAAATGATTCTTCAGTTGATTTTAGACTTTACTCAACTGATGGTTATGACATTTCTGAATATTATTGGGGTAACAAAGATTATTATACTGAAATAATTATAAATGGAGTTGTTGTGTGATTTGACTAAATATCATCTCATAATGATTGCATTGTATCTCTATGGTAAAATTATGGGTCGCATTTTTTAGACAATTTTCAGGCTCAATTTCTTTAAACCCTTTTCTTATCGCGAAATTAAATTGTTGATATGTCGAGCATCTAAATCCAGTATAACTCTGCTTAACTGTTTCAGTAAACCCTCCAAAATCTGTCGTTATAGTTGGTGTGCCTGAAAATTGAGCTTCTATCACTGTCCAGTTGCATGGTTCGACAAAAAAACTTGGAGCTAATAAAAATTTGGCGTCAGACAATAGTTTTTTTCTTTCTTCTGGTTCTACAAAACCAAGCATCTTGCAATATTTTGTATCTTTAAGTTTTAGTGTGTTTGGTCCCGCAAAATATATTTCTTGACCAGCTGCGTTGCACATATCATATGCAGCTTGAGCTCCTTTCTCGTCTGTGATTCTACCTAGAAAAAGAGCTGCATTAGATTTCTGTTTTTTAAATAAAAAATCTTCTTTTTTGAAGCCGGGATAAACTACAAATTCTTTATTGAAATGCACATTTGTTTTTGACGCTCCATGGAGTTTGTGCATTTGTGAATAAGTTTCAAACATTTTAATTTCAGCAAACATTGAATCATATCCGATGCTGGGTTCCACAATTATTGCTTTGTTTTTAAAATTTTTGACGCAGGGTTCATGCGCAAACCCAAACCAGCATAATATAAATTCATTTGGAGATTTTATTTTATTATTTAATTCTTTAATGCAATTTTCATTAAAAATTTTTACAGCTTCGGTGTGAACGCTTTGATTAAAGCCCTCTGTTTTCCAAATATTTAAATCTTGATAACTTTTTTTTAAAATTTCATTGTTTGTTACGGTTATGTGCTCTGTGCATGTGACTTCAGAATCTTCATGCCCATAATGATATACTGTATGGCCACGTTTGGTCATTTCTTCACAAAATTTATAGACTTTTTGAGTAAAAGCGCACAAGGACACTTCTTTTTTAGTGGGGGTATAAGGGACACTTAAACAGTGGAAAATCATACATATATAGTGTAATATATTTTACTATATGTCAACAAAAAAACGTAGGCAACCAAAAGGGACAATAAAAGAAGTTTTAGACGACAATGTATTCAGACAAGTTAAACTGAAAATCAACAAATTTGATTTAACAGAAAAACAAAAAAGTTTAGTGGAGTTAGCTTTCCGGCATGATACGAAAATAATCTTTATTAATGGGGTAGCAGGTTCATCAAAAACGTTTTTATCAGTTTATTGCGCATTACATTTACTAAATTCAAATCCAAAATATGAAATAAAATATATCAGAACAATAGCAGAAGCGGGAGAAAGAGGTCTAGGCTCTTTACCCGGAACTGTGGATGAAAAATTTAATCCATTCATGATGCCGTTGTACGATAAGTTAGACGAATTACTTCCAGTTACCCAATCTAAATATTTAGAAGATCAAGGATATATAGAGGCGTTCCCTGTAAACTTCCTAAGAGGCGCTACATGGAACGATAAGGTAATCATAGCAGACGAGGCTCAAAACTACTCCACAAAGGAGCTTGTGACACTTCTAACACGTATAGGAGAGGGAACCAAGATGTTTATTTGTGGTGATTCAATGCAGTCAGACATTGGCATGAAATCTGGATTCACTAAAATATACGATTTATTTAAAAGCGAAGAAAGTGAAAGTAAAGGTATTCACTGTTTTGAATTTGATGAAAAAGATATTGTTAGAAGCGAAATATTAAAATATATAGTTAACGTATTTAAGAAATTAGATAAATGAATTAAATCACATATAATATATCAATGAGTATTATTTATTGTTCTCAATGCGGAGCTAAAAGCAGCGCAGGTTCTAAATTTTGTTCTTCGTGTGGTAACGCTTTATCCAGTTTTGCTCCACAAAAAAAAGTGATTCAAGAGGTAAATCCACAAATAGAATTAGAAGATAGTTCTTTCAGGAGGCCTTCTAGATTAGCATATGAAATACAAGATGGAGGTAATAATAAATTTAGCGCAAAAGAACTTTTTAATGCATCTCCTGTAGGTAATTCTGATAGGTTAGATAGACCTGTAGATCAGGTTCAAGATTTAACTCGCGAAGAATATTTAGCTCAATCATTAAAAGAATGTGCTCCTAGGGTAATAAAAGATATAGATGAAAGTTAAAAAGAAAAATTTTGAAGAAATGTATGAAAAAATTGATGAAGTAATAAAAAAAAGAAGATCTAAATGGAGGCTTAGAGCGATAACTTGGTTTGATTTTGAAGATATTGAACAGGTAATAAAACTACACATCTATAAAAAATGGCATCTTTGGGATCAGTCTAGGCCTATAGAACCTTGGGTTAACAGGATAGCTACAAATCAGATAAGAAATATTATACGTAATAATTATACTTCTTTCGCTAAACCTTGTTTATCATGTCCATTTAATACTAGTAAAGGTATTGAAATAGTTTATGAAAACTCATGCGGTTTTACACCAAGCAAAACTCAATGTAATGAATGCCCTTTATATGCTAAATGGGAAAAATTAAAAAAACCAGCATATGATATAAAGATGACTGTTAGTTTAGAGAATCATCAGAATTATTATATGAGCTTTGAGGGATCTAGTATTCAGGATTACGCTTCTGCTGAGCAAAAATTGCATTCGTTAATGAAAAGGGCTTTAACTAACAAACAGTTCTTTATATATAAAATGTTTTTTATTGATAATTTAAATGATGAAGATGTCGCTAAAATATTAAAGTTTAAAACAAATGAGAGTGGAAGAAAAGCTGGATATAAACAAATAAAAAATTTAAAAAAAATGCTTTATGAAAAAGCAAAAACCATAATAAAGGAAAACGATTTGTTTTCATCATGACATGTTAAGTGAAAAAGACAAAATTTTTATCAATAAAAAAATTGAAGAAGGTTTAAATGACTATGTGGTCATAGCTAACCTTTTGCACAATAAAGAAAATCTAACTGGTAGATCAAAAGAATCTAGGTTTGTCAGGGATTATCTCGTAGAAGTAGGGCTTATAAAAAAGAAAAAGAAAGCTAGATTTTCTCATGTCAAAGAAATTTTAACTGAAGCTCAATCTGAATTTATAGATCAGAATGTTGAATCGGGTATGAGTCCCAAACAGATAACTGAATTAATTTTTAATCAAAAGTTTCAAGGCGTTGAGAATTTAAATATTCATGTTACTGCTGAATACAGAGCGGTACATAAATACATAAAAGAAAAATACCCTCAATTTTTAGTTGAGTCAGAATCGGGAGTTAATCAAAAATATTCTGTGCCCCGATCTTTAAAAACCGTTTTAAATAAAGTAAATAAATGGTGTGGGCAGAACCTGAACGAAGAAAAACTTTCATTGCAGCATAGAAAATTTTTAGAAAAATTATTAGTTTATTTAGCAAGCCCACGCTTTGTTGGAAACTATGATTCATACGGAAGCTCTAGTGATAAGGATCTTTTTGAGGCGGAATTCGTTCGGTCTATTTGGGATAAGCCGGATCTGACGATAGATGAAATAAACTTATATATAAATGTTTGCATGGATTATATTAATTTGAGACAAATTGATATAAAGAAAAATAAAGTTAATGAAATGTTTAATGAAACTCAAGAGCAAAATGATTTAACGATTCGTCTCACAGAAATTTTAAAAACTATAAGTGAGGAGTATAACCAATGCGCTAAGCGCATTGATCAGAGCATTCAAAAATTAAATGGCGAAAGAGCTAAAAGAATCGACAAGCATCATCAGAAGAATGCTTCTATTTTGAATCTAGTTGAACTTTTTCAAGACGAAAAAGAAAGGCAAATGATGATTCAAATAGCTGATTTACAGAAACAAGCTATTCAGGAGGAAGCTGATAAATTTGAATCTATGTCTTCTTGGAAAGCTAGGATTTTAGGTGTGTCCAAAGAAGATGCTATATGAATCAGTGTCAAATATGTAATCAAGAATTTGAATCTGATAAATCGTTTCATGCTCATTTAAAAAAACATGGCCTTTATCAGGCCGAATATTATTGCAGGTATTATCCAAGGTATTCACTGCATTATAAAAAACAAATTCCGTTTACAAATAAAAAAGATTATTTTGAAAGAGAGTTTATTGACTTAAATGAATTTCTTATATGGGAAAAAAATGCTGCCTCGGTTTTAGTGAAAACAAAATGTTTGGAGCTGTTATCGAAAAGAATTGAAGATAAAAAATATGAATACGCCCCGTTTCATAATGAATTAAAAACTTTAGGTTTGCCTCCAGTTAATATTTTTAAAAAACATTTTAAATCTTACAGTAAAGCTTGTAAAGAGATAAATGAAGAGCCTCTTTTTAACAGGCCCATGCCATTTGATTTTTATGACAAAGAAATTCCAGAGTTTGAAATCTTAATTGACACAAGAGAACAGGATCCATTACCTTTTAAAAAAACTAAAAAAGAAAAGTTATATATTGGGGACTATATAAACAATGATGGCGACTATACTTATACTTACATTGATAGAAAAAGTGAAACAGATTTTTTAGGGACTTTAGCTTCTGGTGTTTCGCGTTTTGAGAGAGAAATTGAGAAAGCTGTTCAATTAAATAGTTATTTGTTTGTGGTTATAGAAACTACTATTGATAAAATAAAATCTAATCACAAGAAATTTAGAAGAAAGACAAGTTTAGAATATGTATTTCATAATATGAGGTGCTTAAGTCATAAGTACCCAAGAAACGTTCAATTTATTTTTACTGGAAACAGAGAAAAATCTTTAGACATTATACCGAGACTTCTTTATTTGGGGGATCGGTTGTGGAGTGTCGATATTCAATATTATTTAGATCATGAGTTGGGAGACAGGTAATCAAATACCAAGAAAAAAAGAATTCATTAGCAATGAAGATCTTTTAAAAAAGAAGGGCTTCTTAGAAGAGAGAGAAGCTAAACTTTTATTTTATGAATTTTTAAGAAATAACACAACTTTTGCTACAGATTTAATCACTGGTGTTCAATTATTCCCATTTCAACATATGGCCATTAAAAGCATGTTGGAAAGTGATTATTTTTTAGGAGTATGGTCTCGCGGTATGAGTAAAAGTTATACAACTGGAATTTATGCCGTTTTAGACGCCATTTTAAATCAAGGGGTTGAAACAGGTATTCTTTCCAGATCTTTCCGGCAATCTAAAATGATTTTTAAAAAAATCGAAGATATCGCCGCAAAGCCAGAAGCTTATTTACTAAAGCAATGTATTACTCACGTTTCAAAAAGTAATGATGAGTGGGTAATGGAAATAGGCAAAAGCCGTATTCGGGCGCTACCCTTGGGTGATGGTGAAAAACTGCGAGGCTTCCGTTTTCATCGCATTATTATCGACGAGTTCCTGTTGATGCCTGAACGCATTTATAATGAAGTTATAGTGCCATTTTTGTCCGTTGTGCAGAACCCTACACAAAGAGAAGAGCTGTATCAAGCGGAGAATAATTTAATTAAGCAGGGCAAAATGGAAGAAAAAGATAGACATCAATGGCCGAATAACAAACTGATAGCTCTTTCATCTGCTTCTTTTAAATTTGAATATTTATATAAGTTATATGAACAATATGAAAATTTAATTTCTAATCCAAGAAATAAGGAAAGAACTCGTCGATGTGTAATGCAGTTTAGTTATGATTGTGCGCCTGTGCAGTTGTATGATCAAAATCTAATTAATCAAGCGAAAGCTACTATGAGTGAATCTCAATTTATGAGAGAGTTTGGTGCTCAATTCACTGATGATAGTTCTGGGTATTTTAAAATATCTAAAATGGCATTATGTACCGTTCCTGATGGAGAGTCACCTTCTGTTGAGGTGGTTGGTAAAGCAGAAGCCGAATATATTGTAGCAGTTGACCCTTCGTGGTCAGAAACAGAATCTTCAGATGATTTCGCAATACAAGTTTTAAAGCTGAATAGAGAAAAACAAATAAGCACATTAGTTCATTCATACGCTTTATCGGGTAGTTCATTAAGGGATCATATTAAATATTTCTTATATATTTTAAAGAACTTTAATATTGTAGCTGTTTGCATGGATTATAATGGCGGAGTGCAGTTTATGAATTCTTGTAATGAAAGTGAATTGTTTAAAAGCGAAGGAATTGACTTGAAACAAATAACCACAGAATTTGAAAAACCAGAAGATTATCCTCAAAATTTACTTTCTGCAAAAAATGAATATAATAAATCTAATTATAAATATGTTTTTTTAAGAAAACCTACATCAAGTTGGATCAGAACCGCTAATGAATTGCTGCAAGCAAATTTCGATCATAGAAGAATATTTTTTGGAAGTAGAGCTATAGATCAAAATTTTAGAACTCAATCTAAAAAGAAAATAGGCATATTAAATATGAAGTTTTCTAATATGGCGGATTCTGACAAACAAAACGAAGAAGCTAAAATGATTGATTTTGTGGAGCATTTAACAGATATGATACTTTTGACCAAGACTGAGTGCGCATTAATACAAATAACTACAACAGCCCAAGGTACACAAAGTTTTGATTTACCTCCCAATTTAAAAAGAAAGACTGGGCCGGATAAACCAAGAAAAGATAGCTATTCCGCTTTAATACTTTCAAATTGGATGGCAAGAGTTTATTATGATATGCAGTCGTTTAAAAAAGAAGAGCTAGATTCTTCTTTTACGCCTTTTATTTTATGAGTAAGATTATAGAAGAAATAGAAAATTGTTCTTTTACTGAATCAAGAAAGCAATTCCTTTATAAATGTTTTCAGTATTTTGAGTCTTTAAATAGGCCGATTAACATTTTGGAAACGGGAACGCAGTTTTCTGGAAAAATAGGTTTCACTAATGTTTTTGCTAAGTTTATTAAAAATTATTTTGGAGGCACATTAACTACAATAGATAATGATTACGGTCATATAAAATTATCTAGAAAATACAATAAAGAATATTTAGATGTAATAGATCATGTTTGTGCTGATAGTGTTAAGAGTATTTCAGGAATGCCTGATTCTTTTATCAATTCTATAGATTTGTTTTTTTTAGATTCTTATGAGTTAGACCTGCATAATCCAAAACCATCTTCCTCTCATCACTTGAGTGAATTAATTTCTTTTTTTTATAGGGTCAATAATAACTCCTTTATAGCTATAGACGATAATTATATGCCGAATACATGGGTGGAATTATTTTTTCCTGATGGTAGAAAAGAGATTTTTCAGACAAACGATAAAACAGTAGGCAAAGGTATGGATTGTCATGACTTTTTAATAGAAAAAAGTTGGACTAGGCATGATGATATAGTTTTTACTGGAAATAATAATGTATTTCTATATTCTTTTTAAAAAAGAAAAGTTTAAAAGTCACTTTGAAAGTTGCTTAGTGTAACTATAATATAGACATGCCTAGAAAATATACAAAAAAATCAAATTATTGGGATAAATTTTCATCTGGTAATGAAAGTGACAATACTTCTTTAGAAAGTCTAGTCCAAAAAAACCCTTCTGAGCCTCAATTGTTAGGCGATCCTTTTTATAGCTTTGACAGCAAAGCTAATTATTCTAGAAATGGAGGAGAATCTTCGACTTCAACAAGAAGAAACAGGATATCTACTCAGCCTAAATTTAATAAATACGCTAATATTAGAGAAGGTTTGTTGCCATTTGAGTCGTCAATTAATGGTTACAACGTAAGGGATGCTATTGAATTATGTCAAAAAGCATATGCTAATGTTGCTATATTTAGAAATGCTGTAGACATTATGTCTGAATTTTCTAATGCCGAAATAAACTTAGAGGGCGGCAGCGCAAAAGCTAGAGACTTTTTCAGCAAGTGGATGAGGTATATAAAAATTTGGAAAGTAAAAGATCAATACTTCAGGGAATATTATCGTAGCGGAAATATCTTTTTTTATAAATTAAATGCTAAATTTTCGTTAGATGATTTTCAATCTATCTTAAAATCTTATGCTAATGCTGATGATCTATCTTACGATAACGTTGAAAAGATTTATAATTACCCTACTTCTTACAATGTCAAAAACTCTATTCCTGTACAGTATACCCTCTTAAATCCATTTTTTCTTGTGGCAAATAGATCTACATCTTGGAAACAGGTTGTATATGAAAAGGTTCTTTCTGAGTATGAATTAGAAAGATTACAGAATCCAAAAAATGAACAGGATAAAATAATTTTTGAAAGTTTAGATGCAGAGTCTAGAGATAAAATTAAAAACGGTCAATGGTCTGTAGATGGTTTAAAAATACAATTAAATCCTACTGATGTTATTTATTCTTTTTATAAGAAACAAGATTATGAGCCATTTGCTGTGCCGTTTGGCTTTGCCGTTTTGGATGATATTAACTTTAAGTTAGAAATGAAAAAGATAGATCAAGCGATCTGTCGTACAATTGAAAATGTTATTCTTTTAATCACTTTAGGTAATACCCCTGATAAAGGTGGCATTAATCATAAAAATATTTCCGCAATGCAATCTCTATTGAGTAATCAATCTGTTGGTCGCGTCCTTGTTGCGGATTACACAACAAAAGCTGATTTTATCATTCCTGATATGAATAAAGTATTGGGGTATGAGAAATATAAAATTGTTAACGAAGATATTAAAGAAGGTCTACAGAATATTTTAATTGGTTCTGAGAAGTTTGCAAATACAACAGTTAAAGCTCAGGTATTTTTTGAGAGATTGCGAGAGGCTAGAAATGCTTTCTTAAATGATTTCTTGCAACCAGAAATGGAATTGATATTTAAAAACTTAGGCTTTAAAGGTAAATGTCCTCTAGCTAAGTTTGAAGAAGTGTCTATTAAAGATGAAACGCAATTTAATAGAGTTGTAACCAGAATGATGGAATTAGGCATCTTGCCCCCTGAAGAAGGTATTAGAGTTATCGAAACTGGTATTTATCCTTCTGGAGAAGAGCTCGCTGCTGCTCAAGAAAAATTTGTTGAGCAAAGAAAGAAAGGATTCTATAATCCTATTATAGGAGGCGTCCCTTCTATAGCCCCTCCAATGGGGAGTGATGTTGAGGAAGTTCCCGAAGAAAAAAGCTCTGAAAAAGTACCTCCAGTAAAAAATAAAGTGCCAAATGAAAGAGGTCGTCCAGTTGGGGCAATTAAAGCTGATGTTTATTCAAGAGAAGCTATTGCGGAAGTTTTTGATTTAACTAAAGGATTGTATTCTGATGTCCAGACTTTATTGAAACAAAAATATAATAAAAAACGCTTAACAAAAGATCAAAAGAAGTTAGCTGAAAATGTTAGTGAAGCTATTATTATAGGTTCAGAAAGTACTAACTGGAAAGATGCAGCTGAAACGGTTTTAAAAGATCCGTCTACTTTAGATAAGTTGGGCGTGATGAAAGCTGTGCAAGATCTGGCTGCACAGCACGATTTAAATACCTATGCAGCCGCTTTATTATATCACAGTAATAAAAAATAAGTGTAACAATTACTATGTATAAGTACAAGACGCGGTTCAATAATGTTGTGACTGCTTCAATAAATTTTGATAATAATTTATTGTTGTCGCAAGCATCATTAGAGCCTATCAAGGGGTTAATTCCTAAATCTGTTAACTTAGAAAAAAATGTAGATTTAATTGGCGCTGCTTTTAACGGAGCAGTAGTCAATGCATTTAATAAAAACGGAGATGGAATTGATACTGATACCGCTATTGAATTTAAAAATTATTTTACGCATAAACCTACTAATATAGAACATAAAAAACAAAAAGTAGTAGGTCATATTGTTAATTCCGCTTTTTCTTCTTTCGGAGAAAATAAGATTTTAACAGACGAAGATGTCAAGGGGTCGTTAGATCCTTTTAATATCGCTTTAGCTGCCGTTGTTTACAAAACTGTAGATAAAGATTTTGCTGAAGCACTTTTAGAATCTAATAATCCTGATTCAAACTTATATCAAAAAATAAGCGCAAGCTGGGAGATAGGATTTAATAATTATAATATCGCCTTGGGTAGCGATAAGCTTCATGAGGCTGAGATTATTACTAAAGAAGAGCAAATAAATGAATTTAAAAAGTACTTACGAGGTTTTGACGGAACTGGATTTACAGATGATGGGATTCCAGTTTATCGTCTCGTAACTGGACGAATTTATCCGTTGGGCATCGGTTTCACGACCAATCCTGCGGCAAATGTAAATGGTGTAATTATTGATGATGCAGCTCAAGACACAATGGATAAAAACAAAGCGAATGATAAAGACGGTGAATTTAATACACCTGAAGTATTAAAAATTCGTGAAAATTTTTCACAAAAAGAAAAAAAGCCTGTAAATACAACCAAAACTAATATTATGGATCTAGAACAGATATTATCAGATTTAAAGACCGTCCTTGCTGAAAAGCAGACGAAAGAATCATTCAGTGAAGAGGCAGTTGCTAGCATCTCTGCAAAAATCGCTGAAAGCATTAAAGAAAAGAGTGAAGAAATTCAGTCTCAAATTCTTTCAGCTGAAGAAGCTAAAGCGACAGCAGTTGCCGAAGCTGAAGAGTTGAAAAAAAGCTTAGCTGAAAACGATGAAAAGTTAGATAGCGCTTTTTCTAAAATTAACGAGTTAGAATCTATTCTTTCTGCACAGGCTGCTCAGGAATTATTTAGTTCCAGAATGAGTACCCTTGATACAGAATATGATTTTGACGACGCTGACCGTAAGTTGTTAGCTGAAGAATTAAACACTTTAGATAGCTCAGAAGAAGCTTTTGCTTCTTATCAAGAAAAGCTAACTGTGATTTATCGTCACAAGAGTAAAGCTTTTAAAGATGAGCAAGAAAAGATTTTCCAAGAAAGATTAGAAGCTGAATTAGCTAAGCGTATTCAGAAGACTGAAGAAATTGAAGTCGTAGAAGCAACTGCAGAAAAAACTGAAACTCCTGAAGTCGAAGTTGAAACTGCATTAGCAAACGCTCAAACTGAAGAAGCTTCTTTACCTGCTCAGAACATTGAGCCTACTGAAGAGAAGGTTTCTTGGAAAGATAAATTAAGTAAGGCTTTTTCAAAAGAAAATATAACAATTAATTTTTAAAGGTTATGGCACTAAGATTATTACCATTCAGACAATATAGCGAACAAGATGTAATCAACTTGTTTGCCAGCAACACTGCTGATACCAGTCCATCTACAAATGGAGCGGGTTCCGCAGGTGTGTTCGTTAAGGTATCAGCTGGTAATTTGGATTCCGATCCAATTACTTATGCTACAAACGGATATTTAGGTAAAACTGATTATCCTTTTGTTGGCGCAGCACAATACCCAGAAGTTCCTCTTAAATTTACAACGGCTACTGCAGGAGAACCTGTCCTCGGTATTACGTTAAATCAGACTCTTCAACAAGATGAGAATGGAGAGAAACTTCTATATAATCCTGTTAAAGCTGCAGAGTTACAAGCGGTTTTAAGTGGTCAGGCTTCTCCTGTTGCCACAAGAGGTATGTTTACATTAACCGATGATGCAGTTGATTGGGCTGACAGTAGCATGACTCCCAATTCGCATCTTGTTGTTTCAAGCAACGCTGGCAAAGTAAGTGGTTTATTAGCTAGTAATGCTGGTCCGTTCACTGGTGATTATACAATCGTCGGTAGAATTTTAGGTACTGGACAACGTGTTTCCTCTAACGGTCAAAGCGATCAGTTCGCTGGAACTACTACTGGTAAATACGCTTTGGTTCAAATTGATTGTGTTAACCCAACCTCCTTGTAATTAGAAAGGCTTTATTAATATATAATATGAAAATAGTTTTAAAGAGAACAGACGAACAGGTTGAGCTAATTAAAGCTTTAGCATCCAAGAATCGTGAGGTAGCCTATGACGCTCAAGTAGCTTTGGCTGAATTCATTGGTCCGGTCTTAGCTGAAGTCATTAACAACGCTCCAACCGTTTCTAACTTATTCACAAGTTTACAATTCAACGCTGAAGACAACCCTTCAATTCCTCTTGATTTATACTATGATATTTTCGATGAAGATTATATCAAAGTTTATAGTCAATCCGTTGCAGGAGGTCTTCCTCAAAATATCGTTCAGCCAACAGCTTCTGAGCTCAAAATCGCAACTTATCGTTTAGATAGCGCTGTTGCTTTTGACAAGAAGTATGCCGCTAAGAGTCGCCTTGATGTCGTTAGCAAATCTTTCACTCGCGTAGCTCAAGAAGTTATGTTGAAGCAAGAAAGAACATCTGCTAATCTTCTTATGACTGCATTAGCAACGGCTTCTACGGGTAACAGCGCTACAGCAACAGATAACTTGCATGTTTTCCGTTCTGCTGCTGCTAACCGTTTCGTTCTTGACGATTTAAATAAAATGTTCACCAAGATTAAGAGAATTAACTCTTCATTCGTTGGGGGAACTCCTTCTGGAGCTCGTAGAGGTTTAACAGATCTCATTGTTTCTCCTGAAATTGTCGAGCAAATTCGTGGAATGGCTTATAATCCTATTTCAACAAAAGGGCCTAGTTTGACAGCTGCTCCTGCAGCCGGTGATGACTCAATCACAGCTCCAGAGGCAATTCGTCAGGAATTATTTAATTCTGGAGGTTTACCTGAGTTTTATGGTGTTTCTATTATGGAAATATTGGAATTAGGTGATGGCAAGAAATTCAACACTATCTTCTCTTCTGTCGGTGGTGCTGCTACAACCTATGCTGCTCATACAGTAGCTGGTGGTGGAACCACTTTTGCTCAAGCAAGTGAACAGGTTGTTGTCGGTCTTGACAGATCTCGCGATTCTCTTATTCGTGCGGTAGCAGTTGATTCTGACACAGGTTCTGAATTCAACTTACAGGCTGACGATCAATATACCATTCGCCAAGGTAAAATTGGTTACTTTGGAGCTCTCGAAGAGGGACGTATGGTTCTTGATACTCGCGCTCTCATTGGTCTTATCGTTTAATATCAATCAGATCCACTACATGGGTGCTGCCTGAAAGGGCAGCACCCTTTTTTATTGAATTTTCAATTTTAACTTTATAATATATATATGGCTAAAAAAATTACTAAGTCCAAGAAGAAGTCTGAATTAGACGATTTAAATTTTGCTGACGGCAAAGTTCATGAAGATCCTGATATAGCTAGAGTAAGAGAGTTGGAGGTGTGTTTAGGAATAGAAAAGTCAAACCCTTTCGGCACGTCAAATTTACAAATTTTCAAAGAAAAATTAAGTGAGATGACGTTAATTGACATGCAGCATATGTGCGAAAAAATTGGCATTTTTGCTAGCGGTTCGAGAATGGATATTAAAAGTAAATTATTAAGAGAATTTAAATCTACTCATAAACCTACAATAGCTATGTCAGTTGAGAACCCAGCTTTAAAGTTGGATCCTAATGACCCTGAGCATCAAAAAGTCATAAAAATATTAGGAGAAATTTAGTTATTCTTCTTTTTTTATTGTATTAAGTGTAAAGTAGAATGTGGCAACACAACTTACTATAATTCGAGGAGATACACTTGGTACCCAAACAATTAATTTAACATCTGCTACAGATGATTTTACAGCTTTGACCTGTACTGGTCAAATCAGAAGTCATCCTGATGGCAGCTTGATTTATCAATTTATCCCTACCGTAACTTCAGCGGGAGATTTAAGTGCGTCTGTATTTTTTGATATACCTGCTAGCAATACGAAGGCTTTTCCTCCTATAAATTTATATGGAGATATTCATTTTTTTGCTCCCGGTATAAAAGATGTAACTCTTTTCGAATTTAGACTAAATGTTTTACCTGATGTAACACACTTATAATGATATGGGAGAAATTGATGTAAATGTATCGTCAAGTAGTAATCAAATCGATGTTAATTTAACACCGAGATCTACTGTTACTACTTCTTCGGTAGAGAAGGGTCCTGCCGGTAGCTCTGGGACTAGTGGCTCTTCTGGTACATCTGGAACAAGTGGAACTGCAGGAACAAGTGGATCGTCTGGGACTAGTGGCAGCTCAGGAACTAATGGTTCATCAGGAACTAATGGTTCATCAGGAACTGATGGTTCATCAGGCGCATCTGGAACGTCTGGAACAAGTGGATCATCTGGAACTAGTGGTAGTTCTGGAATTACTGGATCATCTGGGACTAGTGGCAGCTCTGGAACTAATGGTTCATCAGGAACTGATGGTTCATCAGGAACTGATGGTTCATCAGGAACTTCAGGTTCTTCAGGCACATCTGGAACATCTGGAACAAGTGGATCATCTGGAACTAGTGGTAGTTCTGGAAGTAGCGGTTCATCTGGTTCGTCTGGTTCGAGTGGAACTGCAGGAACAAGTGGATCATCTGGTTCGAGTGGAACCTCAGGAACTAGTGGTAGTTCTGGAAGTAGCGGTTCATCTGGATCAAGTGGTTCATCAGGTCAAACTGGTAATTTTGGCGGCGCTTCTTTTAAGTATAATTTTTTAACAACGATAACTGACACAGATCCGGGTAGCGGTAATTTTCTATTTAATTCTGTTGCTCAAAATTCATCTACTAGAATTAATATTGATGATGTAGACTTAAATGGAACAGATATTCAAGAATATATTCGCACTATAGATGATTCTACATCTGCAATTAAAGGTCATGTAAAAGTAAGTAAACTATACGACGCTTCTACTTTTATAATGTTTGCAATTACAACTGCTATTTCTGAAAACGCTGGTTATTTTAGATTTACAGTTTCTCCTATCGATAGTTCAGAAACTAATCCTTTTTCAAACGGAGATGATTGCGTATTAACGTTTGCCCGTACAGGTGACAAAGGTGATCCGGGTACTAGTGGAACTAGTGGTTCTTCTGGGTCAAGTGGTTCGTCTGGTTCAAGTGGTTCGTCTGGTTCAAGTGGAACCGCAGGAACTAGTGGTAGTTCTGGAAGTAGCGGTTCATCTGGTTCGTCTGGTTCGAGTGGAACTGCAGGAACAAGTGGATCATCTGGAACTAGTGGTAGTTCTGGAAGTAGCGGTTCGTCTGGTTCGAGTGGAACTGCAGGAACGAATGGGTCATCTGGAACTAGTGGTAGTTCTGGAAGTAGCGGTTCATCTGGTTCGTCTGGTTCGAGTGGAACCGCAGGAACAAGTGGGTCATCTGGGAGTAGCGGTTCATCTGGTTCATCTGGTTCATCTGGTTCGTCTGGTTCGTCTGGTTCGAGTGGAACTGCAGGAACAAGTGGGTCATCTGGGAGTAGCGGTTCATCTGGTTCATCTGGTTCATCTGGTTCATCTGGTTCGTCTGGTTCGAGTGGAACCGCAGGAACTAGTGGTAGTTCTGGAAGTAGCGGT